AGGCAGAGATATACAAAGAGGAAAAATGTATCCTATGGCAATAGATGACATATCAGCATTAGTAGAGAATATGTCAAAGTCTAATGTTATTAAAGCAAGAAAAGGTAAGATGGTTACATGTCCTGTTAAAATTGGAAAAAATAAACCAACAAAAATATTATGATAGAAGAAGATATTACAGTTGAAAATGTAGAGAATATTGAACTCAATGAAGATGCAGGAACAGAATTACCTAATCCTGACGATCAACTTGGTGAAGTAGATGTTGAAATAGAATCACCTGGAGATGAATTAGAAGTTGAAGAAGAACCAATGCAAGAAAACTTTTATGCGAATCTTGCAGAGGAAATGGATGAAACTATTTTAGGAAGACTTGCAGGTGATTTAGTAACTGATTACAAAAACGATAAACAGTCTAGAGGTGACTGGGAGAAGTCTTACACCTCTGGCTTAGACTTATTAGGTTTTAAATATAATGATGAGTCAAGACCTTTTAATGGTGCAAGTTCTGTTACGCATCCTTTACTTGCAGAAGCAGTAACACAATTTCAAGCACAAGCTTATAAAGAATTGTTACCAGCACAAGGTCCTGTCAATACACAAGTGTTAGGAGATGAAACTGTTGCAAGAGCAGAGCAAGCAACTAGAGTTAAAGAGTTTATGAATTATATGTTGACTGAAGTTATGGAGGAATACACTACAGACTTTGATCAATTACTATTCTATCTACCCTTAGCAGGTTCAGCTTTCAAAAAAATATATTATGATCAGGTATTAGACAGAGCAGTAGCTAAGTTTGTACCTGCAGAAGATTTAGTTGTTCCATACTATGCAACAGATTTAAAAGAATGTGAAAGAATTACTCATGTAGTAAAGATGAGTGAGAATGAAATTATTAAAAAACAAAGAGCAGGTTTTTATAGAGATGTTGATGTAAGTCCGTCTGCTAATAAAGATGATGATATTCAAGATAAGTATAATCAGATGGAAGGTGTTGATGATGGAGACACAAAAGACTATCAGTATAATATTTTAGAGATGCACGTAGATTTAGATATTGAAGATTACGAAAACACCTCCGATGAAAAAAATATTAAAGTACCTTACATTGTAACCATAGATGAAGGATCACAAGAGATACTTTCTATATATCGTAACTACTTAGCAAACGATCCTAAAATGAACAGAACAGAATATTTTGTGCATTATAAATTTTTACCTGGTTTGGGATTTTATGGGTTTGGTTTAATACATATGATTGGTGGTTTATCAAGAACTGCTACTGCAGCACTGAGACAATTACTTGATGCTGGTACATTATCAAACTTACCAGCTGGTTTTAAAACAAGAGGATTAAGAATTAGAGATGATGATCAAGCTTTTCAACCTGGAGAGTTTAGAGATGTAGATGCACCAGGTGGAAATATTAAAGATCAGTTTATGATGTTACCTTTCAAAGAGCCTAGTAACACATTAATGCAACTTTTAGGCTTTGTGGTACAAGCTGGACAAAAATTTGCTGGTGTTATGGACATGCAAACTGGTGAAGATAAACAAAATAGAGCAGTAGGAACTACTTTAGCTCTTCTAGAACGTGGTTCTAGAGTGATGTCAGCGATACATAAGCGTTGTTATTATGCAATGCGTATAGAATTTAGACTTTTAGCGTCTGTTTTTGGCACTTATTTGCCTCCAAGTTACCCTTATGCAGTAGCTGGCGGTAATCAAAACATAAAACAGATGGATTTTGGTCCTGAAGTAGACATAATTCCAGTCGCAGACCCAAATATTTTTAGTTTATCGCAAAGAATTACACTTGCAAGTCAACAATTACAAGTTGCACAGTCAAATCCTGAGCTGCACAACCTAAGAGAGGCTTATAGAAGAGTTTATGAGGCAATGGGAACAAAAAATATTGATAAAATACTAAAACCAGAGCCAAAACCAACACCTCAAGACCCTGGAGCAGAAAATGCTGGTGCTTTACGTACAGCAGTTCCAGTAGCTTTTTATTTTCAAAACCATGACGCACATATTGCTGCACATTTAGCTTTTATGAAGACAAGAATGGTGCAAGTAAACCCTATGGTTCAAGCTTTATTAAGTGCTCATATACAAGAACACATTTCTATGAAAGCTAGAGCACAAGTTTTTATAGAAGTTAAAACAAATAGACCTGATTTAGTAGAATTAGAACAGATAGATCCTCAGTCTTACTTAGCTGAAACAGAAAATATGATAGCAGAACAAATAGCAGGACTTACTGCAGAATATTTACAACAAGAAGGCGGACAACAACAAGATCCACTTGTAGCACTAAAACAAAAAGAGCTTGATTTAAGAGCTATGGACATACAAAGAAGAGCAAACGAAAATATGCAAGAAGAAAACAGAAAATCACAAGAGTTTGCAGAAAAAATCGACCTAGAAAAAATGAAAAGAGAAGATGCAGAAGAAGCAAGTAAAGAAAGAATTAGAGTAGCAGATGAAAAACTTAATCTACAAGAAATAAAAATAATGGCTGATATGGATAAGGATCAAAGAAATGTCCAGTAAAAAACTTACCACTGGAGCTCCTCCAATGAGAGGACCTACACCACAAGGGATAGGTTTTAACATTGGTGTGATGATTATGATAAAAAAACCAGGGTGTCCTCATAGAGAAAACGGAGTAGGTATGAGTGATATAAAAGGTATTAAAGATATACAAGTAAAAGGTAAAAAATTTATAGGAGTTAAATAATGGCAATTACAGCATTAATAGGACCAGCAACAAAGCTTATAGGAAAATTTGTAAGAGACAAAGATAAAGCAGCTCAGTTAAGTCACGAAATATCTACTATGGCAGAAAAACATGCACAAGAGTTAGCTCTGGCTCAAATAAAATTAAACACTGAGGAGGCAAAGGGTAATTGGTTTCAATCATCGTGGAGACCCTTGTGCGGATGGATTTGTGCGCTATCGCTAGGAATAAATTTTATGGTGGCTCCGATTTGTGCAGGATTCGGTATTACTGTTCCACAAGCTGACATGTCGATTATGATGCCGCTTTTGCTCGGAATGCTAGGCATCGGAGGATTGCGTTCCCTGGACAAAATTAAAAAAGTAGATACAAAAGTTATAAAAAAATGAAAAAAGATTTTACGCACAGCTTAATAGATGTGGGCAGTGGTTTTTTATTAGCTATTTTAATTCAAGTTTTAATTTTTCCTTTGTTTGGATTGTATCCATCTATTGTTGATAGTTTAGGAATTGCTTTGATATTTACTATAGTATCTGTTATACGTTCTGCATTATGGAGATGGATATTTAGAAATTTTAACATAATTTAATATGCAAGATATAGATACAATACAAGATATTAGGTCAATAATTAAAAAAAGTTTAGAAAAATATAAAGAAGATGTTATTTATGGTGTAGACACAATAGAAAACTTACAATATGCTAGAGGTAAGATCAACGCATTAGAAGCGTTGCTTCAGGATTTAAACGACCTGCTAAAAAAGGAACATGATTTATGACGATGCTAAAATTAAAAGACGAAATTAAGATACCAAAAGGCCCAGAAGAAACAAAAACATATTTAGACACTATACCAGACCCAGTAGGGTACAGATTATTAGTTAGACCTTGGACAGGTAAAGCTAAAACAAAAGGTGGTATAATACTTACTGACAAAACACAAGAAACTAAAGAAGTTACTACTGTGGTTGGCTTAGTTGTTAAAATGGGAGAGCTTTGTTACAAAGACAAAGAAAAATTTCCTGAAGGACCTTGGTGTAAAGAGGGTCAATTTGTAATTTACGGCAGATATGCTGGAGCCAGATTTAAAACAAATTATGGCGAACACAGAATTTTAAACGATGATG